TCATGGAGCCGTGTGGATGAGATAGAGGATTGCCCATCCTGCGGCGGTGATCGCGAGCAGCAGCAACACCATCACGAGCGCGGTGAGAAGTCCGCTCACGATTTGCGCAACGACCGGCATGCGCCGGCGCTGTCGTCCATCGAGCGAGCGCGGGTCAAAGCAGCGTCGATCATTCATCGTTGTTCTCTCCGTCGATCGTCGCTTCACTCGTGTCGAGCGTTCCCTTGATTGTATGCTTCAGGACGGTCATGATCTTCGCCGCTTCGTCCTCGTTCGGATGAACCTGCAGCCGCCAGACGAGCGAACACGTTCCGCCCTCATGCGGCAGGATGCGCAACCTGTTGAACTTCGCGTCCGCGAGGCGCAATTCGTTTTTCTTCGCGCCCAGATGCAGCACCAGTTCGACCGGCGAGATAGATCCGTTCCAGAGCAGCGGACCGAGTTGCGGGAAGCGCAGATGCGGCATGTGCTGTGCGTCCTTGCCGAGCAAGTCGCCGTCGCCGTTCGCGCGATATAGCAACGGACGCAGCCCATCATCGAGTCGATCCAGAACCGTGTTCGGCAAGTCCGTCTCGATCTTGAGGTCCATCGCTAATCGTTCGTCGTCGCCAACAATTTCGGTCCGCACGTTGACGTGGATAACGCGCAGCTCCGTTTGCTGAAAGTCGATCATGGCCTAGCCTCGAGAAGTCTGGTGGCGACAAGGAATTGCGCGAGCGCAAAGGCGTTCGCTTCGGCGCGGATTTCCTCGAGCGCTTCCACCGCCTGGGCGTCGTCCAGTTCTGCGAGGATGGCCGTGAGATTGAGAACGAGCAGCACGCCGCCATAGAACGCGCGCTGCATATCGGCGCGCTGGCCAGGACCTGCGTCGGCGGAAATGTTCGCGCGTGCGAAGTGCTCGAACTCCGTTGCGAGCATGTGAGGACCGAGGATCATGCTGCTGCCTCCTCGGCGTCGCCGCCTTGCAGCCGGTTCATCGCCGCCTCGAACATGACGCGCAGTTCGGCTTGCTGTTCCTTTTTGTCGACCTGGGCGATCAGATCCGCCGCGGCCGCGAGCGCGTCGGTGTCCTTGCGCCGCTCGGCCGCTTCCATCGAACTCGCGACCTCTGCGAACGTCACCGTGAAGCCGTTGTCCGTCGGCGGCGTGTCCGGCCTTGTCTCTTCCTGCTTGGGATTCTTCGCGCGCTCGCGTTCGAGCTTCGCCTTGTAGTGCGCGCTCGCCTGTTCCTGTTCCTTCGGCTCGGTGAGCTTCTTCGCCAGTTCTACCGCTGCTTTGAGCGCGGGACCGCTCGTCGCTTCGTCGATCGCCTTGATGACGGTCGCAAGCGTTACGCGCCGCAATTTGGACTTCACACGCTCGGCGGTCGGCGTGCGCTTGGGCGCCTCGTCCGTCTTGACATCGCCGGTGGCCGGATCGACTTCCTCGACGCGGCCCATATCGATCGCCTCACGCACGAGTTCAGTAATTGGAATCCCGCGCAGCACATCGGGAAACTGGTCGCGCAGTGCGAAGCCGCGAGCGCGCATTTGCAGCATGCGCTTCGGATACTTCTGCCAGACGTCCTTGCCGATCAAACCAGCAGTCTGTGCGTCCGCGAGGCTGAACGTGCGTGTCTTGTCCTCCTTGCCGATGCGCTTGGCGGTGCAGACCGCGACCATATCTTCGGTGTCTTCATCGACGAAGTACTCGATTACGTCCACGCATGACGGACTGGACGTGACGAGCGCGAGCACGGCGTCGCCCCACAAGGTCGGTCGGTTGCCGACCACGGCGATGTTCTGCAAGCTCTGCATCGGCTTGAGCCCAAGCTCGTTGCCCCACTGCATCGCTACGGCGCACTTCTCGGGACTGCCCTGATAGTCCTTCGGTGCGAGCCCGGAATTTGCGACCATACGCGCGAAGTCCATCAACTCGTCATAGTTCTGAGGCGCGAGGTTGGGCGCGTCGTCCTCGCGCGTAATCACGTCATTCGTCATTTGCGTCTCCCTTGCTGGCCTTAAACCTGAAATCCGTGTATGACGTCGGCGCGACCTCATAGCCGCGGCGCTGGACCGTCTTGCGCGTGTACGCACCGCTTCCGTCAGCGAGCTTGCCGACCGCGCTCTCGCCGAGCAGGTCGAGCAGATGCGCGCGTGCGCCGTCGACAACCGCCTCGTATTGCTTGACGCGCTTCACCGCATCGGTCAGCACGCGATGCCACTCGACCGCCTCGACCGGTAGCGCGATCGTCATGCCGTTCGTGCCGGGATAGAGCTTTTTGAGCAGCGGCAACGTGCTCGCGTGCTCATAGTCAAACGGCGGCGGTTCTTCGCGCTCGACCATCAGCCAGAACGCATGCTCGCGCTCGATGATTTCTTCGATCACCTCCTCGTCACGCTCGATGTGATAGCGGCGTAACTCGTTCCCGCCGATACAGGCGATCAGGTCCCAGCGATCGTAATTCAGCACTTCCAAGTAATGTTGACACTGCAAAAAGTGACGTTCGGGCACGTCACTCGATCCGTCCTCGCCCCAATCGTTCGAGCGCTGCACGGCGAGACGATCGACGTTCTTTATCTCGACGCCACGGCGCTCGCCGACGACGAGACGATCGACGTTCGCGCGCATCCATGAAAAGCTACGATGCACGAGCGATTGATGCCGCATGCGCAGATGGAAGCCGTACTTCTCCATCGCCCAAGTTGCGATCGCGGGTTCGATATGACGCCCGGCCGCCATGAAGTCGTTATCCGCAACTTCAGGCAGGCGCCCGAGCTTGCGTTCCCATAGTTCGCGCGGCGTGATATACGGATCGAGCCCGAGCGCGGCGGCGCACTCAGAGCCGCCGATCCCGAGTTTGCGTTCCGCCAGCCTCGCGGCCCATTCCATCGTGTTGTTCATTCGTTCGGTCCTCCGTCTTTGAGCGCAAGCCCGTACAAGGCCAGCGCGACTTCGATTTCCGTCACTGATCCGGGTCCGAGTCCGGGCAACGTGCGCAGGTGTTCGCGATCGACCTGCAGAAGCTGATCGATCGTCCTTAGCCCGTCTCGGTCCAGCGCGTTACAGATTCGTCGAGGAAGATGCAGGGCGGCGCGTGTCGGACGCGGCCGCGGTTCTTGTTCTTCGCTCATTTGTCGATTTCCATGTGGATCGGGCTTATTCGTCAATCCCGCCGCGCGTAGGTTGGATATGACATTAAGCCTTGAAAAAATCGCGTCGCTATTAATTGATTCAGGACTGAAGCGACGCCAGTTTTCCTCGGAACACACGCTCGCTTGCAAAACTTGTTATATCGACTTAGCGCGCCGGAGGCGTTATTCCCGACTCTCGATAAAGCCCTTCAATCGGACCGATAGGGAGACTGAATGAGAAGCAGTGTCACGGCGCATAAGCTTTGAAAGCTAGACCTCGGCCCCTCGAAACGGAATATAGGGAAAATCCTATTGGGGAAAATACTTGTAACAACTAAATAGAGCAATACAAGAGAAACGCCCACCAAATCCGCATGGTTGAGCCGGAATGAATGGACAATTAATTAGCAAATCGCTGGCATGACTCTTTCCTAGTCAGACAAACCAGGGTTAACGATTGTTTCCACGGCGTATTTCTGGCACCCGGATAGCGATGGTCGCTTTACGTACAGTCTCAGCACAAATTTCGTGCCATGATTTGATCGGACGTTTTGCAAAAAATATTTCTTGCGACGTATTACTGGCATGATAATCGCGTAGCCACTGAAAGATGTTCGCAAGGTTCTTTATCGGACGCGGGTTTCCGCGATTCGGTCGCTCCACGTATTTTGAAGTTGTGATGAAACTTATCAGAGTTTTCCCGATCCGGAAAATTGCCGCCTTACATCCCGACGTTTTCGGGCATTGTTTCCACCGATATTCGGGTTTATTGTTTTCTCCGGTTGGTCCCGTCGCGCGACGGTTGTTCTTCGAGAACGGAGATAACCATGAACTCGAATCAGGAGACGTTCGTTCCGCTAATTACGCGACGCCAACGGGAATGGAACGACGCGCATGAGCGTGCAGAGCAGTCGAGGACGGGAGACGTTTTCGGCTGGTGGATCGACATGCGCTGCAAGGGCCGCCTCTCGGCCTCGAACACCGACATCAACATGCGAGACGAGCTGCGTCTGTTCAACGCGCAGCAGGTCGCGCCTCTGCCGTTCGACCGCTGATCGGGACACCGATCATGGGACGCGGCCGCCTGCTCAAATTCGAGTTCTTCCGGAACGACGCGCTCGGGCATATGCCCCCGCACGCTCGTCTTTTGTTCGCCGGTCTGATTACGCTCGCCGATCGTGAGGGACGGCTTGAGGATCGTCCGGGGCGAATCAAGGTTGACCTATTCCCGTATGAGCCAGACCTTGGCGAACCCGAGGTTGACCTTTGGCTATCCAAGTTTGTAGAGAGCGATCTGATCGCGCGCTACACGGTCGACAACATGCGTGTGATTCAGATCGTCAAGTGGTCGAAATACCAGCATCCGCATCCGCGCGAAGCGAAAAGCGTATGGCCCGCAAACCCTGATGCAGTAAAGGAGGTGAACTTTAGGCAAGCCAAGAAACACACAAGGCAAACCTTGGACACGCCAAGTCTGTCTTCTCCTTCTCTGCCTTCTAAAGATAAACCTAGAGAAAAAACCAATCGCTCTGTCTCAAGTCTCAGGTCATCCTCGCGCGCGCGCGAAGCGAACGCCGAGACGGAGACGACGAGCGCGACAGCGCGAAAAATTTTCGCGAGCAAGGGGCTCCGCTTGACGGCGACGACCGCGACGAACCTCGATGCCGCGATCGACGCCGGCGTGACCGCCGATAGCATCGATCACGCGCTCGACGTGGCTATCGCTCGACACGCCGGGAGTCCCGGCGCCTATGCCGTGACGACCGCCCTCGACTGGCTGCGCAACGGCACCGAACCGCCGCGGGCCGAGGCGTATGCGAACGGCCACGGCGACGGCCACGGCCGCCGTGACGAACTCGATTCGATCGCGAAGGATCGCAAGCGCATCGTCGATGGACTGACCGGCCGCACGCGTCGCCAGCAGCAAGCGAGCGAACAGAACGTGATCGACGTTCCGATGCAGGAGGTCGGCGATGACACGCGCCATTCCTGAGCATTGGGTCGAACGTCTGTTCGATCGCATGCAGTCGATCTGGGGCGCGCGCTTCGCCGATTTCTGGCGTAACTCGCCCGAGCCAGATGCGGTCAAAGCCGTATGGCGAGAAGGGCTTGCCGATCTGACCGACAACGCTTTGCGTCGTGGCGTCGCCGCCTTGATCCACGAGAAAGCGCCACCGACGCTGCCGCGCTTTCGCGAGCTATGTCACGTGGATCCGATGTACGTTGCGCCATCGGTCCCGGTACTCACGCATGAGCATCGCATCACGCCCGTCGGCATCGACAACAAGGCGAAGATCGACGCGATCCTTGCGAAGCATCGCCTACCCAAGCGCGAACCCGGACCCGGAACCGACGGCATCAAGTGGGCGTTCAAGATCCTTCGTGAAGCTAACGAAAGGGACGTGCCGCTCAACAAGCTCGCGAACGCTCAGGACGCGATTCGCAACTGGTGCGCCTCGCATGGCTGTTCGCGGGACGACTTCGACGAGAACGGCGACTGGATTCGCGATCCGATCGCGCGTCATGCTGATGACGTTGAGTTGCCGCCACTTGTCGATAGCCCACATATCTATCGCGAGCGTGAGCCCGGTGACGATGACGAGGAGATAGCAGCATGAGCGCCTTCGCCCGCATCGCCGCCAATCGACTGCGCGAGACGCAGTTTGCTTTGACGGAGCATGAACGCCTGTCCTATGCGACTTTTCTCGATGTGCTAAGCAATGAATGGGGTCGGTGTCACGCTTGCTCGCATCAGATGCCGCAGATCATCGGTAACGAGCACTTTCGAGCCGGCGACGATCTTAAGATGGATCTGCCGGCGCGCTTGTATCGCATCAACAACGGAGAACAAGAATGAAATTTGAGGACGACATTCGCACGCGCGCCGAGCAACGCGTGCTCGCTTGCCTGCTGCGTAAGAACATCGCGCTATGCCATTGCTCGTGGCTGATGCCGCATTATTTCTCGCACGATCAGCACGGCATGATTTTCGCCGCGATTCGCTCGCTGATTGCACAAGGACGTGTCGCCGATATGGAGACTGTGTTCTGGTATCTCGATGAGACTTATCCGCGCTTTCACGTCAGCGGCGATTACCTCGCGTTCCTCGCTGAAGACCTCGATGTAACGGTCGTGCATTGCGGGTACTACGCTGCGAAGCTGCTGGTTCCGGGAGAACGGCCATGATGGTGACGCTCGATCTGTCATCGAAGATGATGCCGCTCGTGCTGGTCAACGGCGAACCGCTCAAAGGCGTCACGCGCTGCGAGCTTGTCACTACGCCCGACGACACGCCGGTCGTTATGCTGCGCCTCGTTCACTTCAAGGTCATCGGCGCGACGTTGCCTGTGCTTCATTCGCCCGCTAAACGTAGTAGCGATTCAGTTGGGACTGCGTGGTAATGATGGGTCACCGCGCTCCCGATCTGCCGCTCCCGATCGCCCTCGACAAGCCGCTGACGTTGACGTTCCCTTACCCGGTCTCGGCCAATAGATATTGGCGCTCGTATGTCGTCTGCGGCCACGTCCAGACCGTTGTGTCCGCCGAAGCGAAAGCCTATCGACGCGAGGTCGCATGGCTGCTCAAGCTGGCGAAAATCCGGGAGCCGATCTACGGGCGTATCGGGCTGACGATTAGGCTCTATCCGAAGATGCCGCAGGACGCGCGTCAGCGCATGCGCAAGTTCGGCGACGAGTGGGAAGACGGCGTGCAATGTCAGGACTTGGACAACTGCCTCAAGATCCTGCTCGACTCGCTCAAAGGCCGCGTGTTTATCGATGACAGCTTCGTCTGGCGCCTGCACGCCGAGCGCGGCGAGCCCAAGCCCGAGGCGTGCGTCGAGGTGACGATCGAGAGCATTCCGTACGTCAAGCCGCAGCAGTCGCTATTCGACTCGATGCCCGTTCAACCGTTGATTGAAGACCCGTTCGAATCGTGAACAAGCAAGGACTTTTGATGGCCGTGAGACACGACGCGATAAGCCACCGACTGACCGAGGACAACGCCCGGATGCGCGACGCGCTGCACCTGATCGTCGAAATGTGCGCCGCGCAGCCCGACAACGATATGACGCGCCATATCGCACGCATCGCGCGGAATGCGCTCGTATCGGCCGCGCCCGAGAACAAGTCGTTACGCGTAGGAGATGAACATGATCGATCTGCCAGCGTTACCTGATCCGCTGCTGACCGTTCGCGAAGGTGAACCGCGGGCCGACTCGCGTGTCGTGGCGAAGCTATTTGACAAGCGCCACGATCACGTCCTGCGAGATATTCATGAACTGGTCAAGTCAGCGCCGGAACTAGAACCCAATTTTGGGGAGTCGTTCGAGGTCTATGCGAGCGGGAACGGCGCGAAGCGCAATCGACCGTATTTCCTAATGGCCGAACAGGGCTTGATGTTACTGGTCATGGGTTTCACCGGCGAAAAGGCGCTCGCGATCAAGATGCGCTTCGTCGCCGCGTTCAAGGAGATGCGTGATCTGCTGAACGCGCATCGCGCCGCGTTCGCAGAACGAATGCGAGATTGGGAGCTACGCGAGCGCGAGTCCGCGCAGCGTGGCACGGTCGGCGCGAAAGCGATATGTGTTCGCAAGCGCGAAAAGCCCGCGCTCGAATGCGAACGGCATTCGATCCTCGATGCTGTCCAACTGACATTGAAGTTAACCCGCGCGTAAGCGCACAGCCCGGAGCAAGCGAAATGACGAAGCAACAAAGCACCGAAACAGCCGGCTCCACAGCAACCGGGCAGCGAGCCCGACGACGCGCAACAGCAGCGCGACGAGAACCAGCGCCAGCGTGACGACAACCAGCGCGAGCGCGACGAGCGCCAGCGCGAACGCGAGGACGGCGAAGAAAACAACGGCGACAAAGATAACGGCGGCAAAGCCGCGTGAATGGAGAGTGATCGATGCGTGGTGAGCTTTTCCGGGACGTGAACGTGGCGCTCGCAACCAGCTACCGCATGGCGAGCCTACCCGCTGTCGACGCGGGCGCGACGCGCCGCGCGCTCGTCGCCGTGGCGTGCCTCTCGCCGACACGTAGCCGCATGCACGCCGATTGGGTGAAGCGCTTGATCGGAGAGCCGTCGCGTCTGGTCGACTTCTCGGGCCTGTCTCAGCTCGAAACGCGCGCTCAATGCGCGCTCGTGCGTCAAGCCGTGCTCGATCGCCTTTCCATACCCCAAGCTTGCGCAGTCGTCGCGCTTTTTTCCCAAACTCCCGGCGAGAAGCGAAAGGCTGTGTCTGGTCTGGTCGAGCATTTCTCGGCCTCCAGACCGGCTCTTGCTCGCGCCGCGCTCGCCGCCGATCCGCTCGCTGATCCGCTTTGGGATCTGCTCTGGCGCCGGTATCTTCCGGCGCGCTACGGCGACGGGTTGTCGCTTCGCGAGATCGCGGGCAGGACAAACACGAGCAAGTCCGCGCTCGCGCGCCGCGCGGTGCGTCTCGATGACGACCTTGAGGCGCTGGAACGTGATGCGCTTGCTTCGCTCGAACGGTTGTTCGTGAATCAGCGTGTGTGCTACATGTCGCTCGATCGATTCGGAAGTGAACCGTGATGGTCTGCGAGGTGCTGCCGCCTCAGGCGCGATGGCGGTCAGCGACCCTTACCGCCGCCATCGTGCACTGGCTTGGCTCATACCTTCCCGACGCCGAGGTCCTACGGTCAAGGCCGACATTATCCGCTATGGACCCGGCGCGCATGGCATCAGCGGCATTCGACGTACCGATGCACTCTGTCATGAGCCGGAAACGGCACCCTTGTTTCGCGGCGTTATTGGATCGTCCCGATCTTCGTTTCTAGCCTCGCGCAGGGGAGAGGCCGGTCTATGCGCAACGCAGCCGGCGCTGATCGACCCTCAACAGCCGAATAAGCGCGCGAGCTCTGCGACCGCTTTCTCCCAACGAGCGGCCGTTCATCATCTACCGCTTGCCTTTGCTAGCACCTCTTCGCGGTCGATCTGCGGCCTCTGCCATGAGCGCGTAGGCAGCCTCGATTTGTTCGCAGTCCTGCTGCCGTGCGATTACCTCGATGCCGCGAAGCAGATCCTCGGCAGGTTTAAATTTCCTCGGCGCACCCTTTCATGAACGCGGTAAAGACAGTGTCGCGCAATGAGGGGGGTCCTGATACTCGTGCGAAATTCCGGTCAGCCTTCTCTAGGCGCGGAACTATATAGCAATGGTGACGTTCGGAGAACTCTTCCGAGCACATGAACAACACTGCCCAGATTGGCATCTGGGCGAAATTGCGGGGGGCCGGGTAGCACCACCACTTCGGACAACAGCAGCACATCCAACCACAGCGATTCCGTACCTTTGCCTAGAGTGAGAATACCGGAGCAGGCAGATGGCTACGAATTCGACCGTGCGCTGCACGAGGAGGCACGGAGCATCACCGGAGAGGTGACCGGTACCTTGTGAACAAGATAACTCCATCGTTAGGGAGGGCACACTGTTGCATACGGCGCTGCATTCGAGACGCGGAGTCCGCAACGTCGGAAGGAGCTACTCCAGCCAGTCGTGGCGCCCATTGCGTCAGGCGCACCCGGCCATATCCCGCTCACATCTTCGGCCTGTAGAACGATCGATTTCTGAACGAGACAGTCGCTTGTCAGAATGCAGGTACAGATGGGCGACAGCTCGCGACGATGCTCTTGCTTTTCGCTAGGAGTATGCGCGGCAGAAATCTGATGTCATCCGGCCGAGCCGGGTAAGCGTTGTTAGGAGATGCCAATAAGCTATCTTCCCTACGAGCCGCAGCAGCAGATGTTGCTGCCCCACGCGCTGCAAGACTGGCTGCCTGAAGGGCACCTGGCCTATTACATCAGCGACACGGTGGATTCGCTCGACCTGTCAAGCTTCCATGCGCGGTATGCGGGCGGCGGCCCGCGCAATCAACCCTTTCATCCGGCGATGATGGTGAAGGTGCTCGTCTACGGCTATGCGACCGGGGTGTTCTCGTCGCGCAAGCTGGCCAGGAAGCTGCATGAAGATGTCGCGTTCCGGGTCCTCGCCGCGGGCAACTATCCGGCGCATCGCACGCTTTGCGACTTTCGCGCCTTTCACTTGAAGGAACTGTCGGACCTGTTTGTGCAAGTGGTGAAGCTGGCCAAGGAATGCGGACTGGTCAAGCTCGGGACGATTGCCGTTGACGGCACGAAGATCAAGGCCAATGCGTCGCGTCATAAGGCGATGAGTTACGAGCGGATGAAGAAAGCCGAGTTGGAACTCAAAGAACAGATCGATGCGCTGCTGGCCAAGGCG